TTACACCATCACCACCATCTCCACCTGTTTTTATGGCTGACATATCATCTGCTGAATTTACATTTACTATAGCAAAAGCATTACCTCTACCGCCAGCAGTTGAGGCACCACCTCCACCACCACCGCCTAATGGTCCTACAGTATTCATATCAACTTCTGTATCTGTTAATTGATATGGTCCATCTTGATATGCTATGTTAGAAGTACCAGCAATAGGATTGTCTCTACCATGTCCAGCACCATGTCCACCAGCATTACCTTGTCCACCGCCAGTTAGACTAGAATTACCAACAGCACCTTTTATGAATAAACCTAAGTTTACATTTGGTGAGCCAGCAAAGTATCTGTAGTCTTGTGTTTCACATGCGGCACCACCACCTGATCCACCATCTCTACCATCAATAGTGTTAGTCAAGTATGCCATTTCTGGTGTTACATTACCAGCACCTTGTTTAGGTTCTCCGGCACCCGCAAGTGGTCTAGCACAACCTCCGCCACCGCCTCCATTGGCAACAATAGTTGTAAGTCCACTATCTATACTACTATCTCTACCATCACTGTTAGCATAAGTATCAAAACTACCTCCTACACCAACTGTTACTGGTACATTGGCTGTATTGGCTAAGAATACTTCACTGTTTACAACTTCTCCTCCACCGCCACCACCAACTGATGTTACACCTGCGTTGAATATGCCTGTGTTAGCATTTGTTCTATGTCCTGTAGCACCTCCGCCACCTACAACAAGTGCTCTTACTTTGTTTAGTCCTGTAAATGAACTTAAACTTTGTATTTGTAAATCACCATTAGAAGTGAATATTGTTAAGTTTGCTTTACCATCTGATGTTGTAGTACCAGCAATCTTAGGTCCATCGACTTCTACAATGTTTGTTACAGGTGTTTGTACAATAAGTTTACCTACTGTAGAATTTACTCTACCTGTTAAGTTTATGCCTGTTGCTGTTGCGTTTTCACTGTCTAATGTTCTTGTAATAGATACTGTATTACTACCACTAATTACAGCATTGCCATCTACTGTACCATTTACAAAGTCACTGCCACTTACTCCTCCAAAACTAAAGAAGAATGTAAGTCCATTAGCACGATCATCACTGAATGTAACATCATATGTAATAACATTATTAGCATTACCACTAATTGTTACATTTGCTGTGCCTGTAAGGAATCCTGCGGTGTTTTCAACCTGACCTTTGTAATTTGTATTGTAAAAAAACTTATTATCTGCCATATTAACTCGGTTTTGTTGGGTAAATTATATTTGCTACTTCTGTTACACTAGCATTTGTGTTAGGTAAGTCCCTTAATGCTTGTCTGTATGTGGCCCATTCTGCTTTTTTGCTGTCACTCAATGGTGAATCTGGAGCCTGTGTCCAATCACATGCTTTTAAGTGTGGTACACGGTATTCTCTACAGTACTGTGGTATGTTTATTGTGGGTTCTGGTTTTAATTCTATTACATGTGGATCAACACTTACGTTTACTTGATATTTTTCTATATCATCTAATGCGCCTTCCATACATGATAGCCTAGGCTGTTCTTGTACCATTCTTTGGCAACTTTTATGTGTAATTCTAAGTTGATTTGTTATTTGTCCTGTATCATTCCAGTAAAAAATCATGTGTTTCATTAGAATATATCTCCATTTGTAAGTTTCACCCAATCATACTTTGCGTTGTTATATCCAACTTGACTAGCAGAGTTTTGATCCATTGTGTTCTTACCTAATAATACTACATTACCTCTAATAGTGTTTTCTGGTATTGTAATTGTTTTAGATGCTTCAATAATATCTGGTATAGTACCCGAATTGTTAAATGTTGAACCAAATTGCGTACTTGTTATTTGTCCATTAGCATTTTCTAATGTAACTTTAGCATTTAAACTAAAATTAGCAGTAGGATTATTCAAAGCACCTATGAAACCTGTACTTGCTCTAAAACTGTAATCGCCAGGTTCAAATCCTGTACCATTTAAAAAGTCTAGTTCTCTTACAGGTATGAATTCTTTTAAAACATCTGTGTTACTAGCACTAGTGTTTGCGGCTGGTGTATCTTCAATTTGAGCACCTACGGCAATGTTACCTATTGCTTGTTGTGGTATATATCTACCATAACTTTGTCCTGGTAACACACTAGCATTACCTGATATATTACCAAAGCCATTAAATGCGGCTGGTGTACCACTGCCAGCAACATTATCAACAGTAAATGTTAAATCATTTTCAGGTGTTCTACCACCTAATAAATTACCAAAAACTCTAACAGAATCACCTACTGAAAAGTCTGTACTAGCACTAATACCTTTAACACCTGTATAGATACCTTGTTCTACATCTTTGATAACATCCACAGTAAGTGTACTACCACTACCTGTGATTTCTGTTGTAGTAACATCTCTTTCAAATGGTTTGAATATGATAGGTGGTATTTGTGGTATGCCTGGTATTCCTGGCCCACCTGGTATAGTAGGTATTGTTATATTAGCATTAGCATTGTCTGGTTGTGATTCACTTTCTGTCATGACAGGTAGTGTGTACACATCTTCATTGTATTCTAACAATAATAATTCACATACAATCATGCCATCTTGTCCTAATTGTTCTTCATTACGCATTACACGGAACAGTTTATTACTGAATCCAAAGTCTGTGTTAGTAAGTTTGACTACATCTCCTGCGTCTATTTGTAATGCTGAAAAGTCTGCTGAACAATTAACAATCATACCATTTCTGCTTTGACTTAGGTCAATGTTTGCTAGTTCTTGAGCATGTATATTGTTGTTTAGCAGTTCTGCTCTGTATTCTAATTCATTGTCTGGTTCACCACTGTTTCTATCACTTGCTGGTGTTTCAACTACAACTGTATTTGTTTGATCTCTTCTATTTCTATCAGCAAAATTAATTTTTACTGCGTTTAACAAGTTGTATAATTCTGTGCTGGTTATACTGATTTTACTTACAATGTTATCATCATCTAGCACAAAAGCATCATTCAATTCAGTTGTTGTGTATGGTCTATTTGGTACAGTTTTAAACTTACCTTGTTTACCATCAAATGTAAAATATGTGTTAGCATTTCTACATATCTTATCTATGTTATCCATAACTGTGTCGAATGTGCTGAGATAACCATTTGTTTGGAACCGATCTATGGTAGTACTGACAAATCTGTTACTTGTATAACTAATTTGTTCATCACAGTAACCTTTCATAGCAGTATTACCTGAGCCTAACACACTGGTTATATCTATATCACTGTTACTGAGTCCTGCGCCATATCTAGTGTTTGTTAAGTAATCAAATAACACATCTCCTGGATTATCTTTGTCACAAGTTATTTCCCAACTACAACTGCTAAGTCCTGTTAGTCCATTTTCAGCATCATAATCAACTTCTATCATAACAAACACAAGATCTTCCATTGTGTAATGTCCAGTACTCAATGTTTTCCAATGTGGCATCATGTTTGTTGCGGCTGTGGTATTTGTTGTGGGGAATATTTGTTTTGCGGCAGTTGTACCACCAGCATATACCCTCATTCTGATTTTACCATTCCAATCTGTGTTAGTTGAACTGTTTTTATCTATTCTACTTTGAACAATATGTCCACTTGCGCCTGTGCCAAACACCAATTGAGCATCACCCCAAAAGATTTTGCCTACACTATAACTAGCACCTTCAACAAATTCACTGAGTGTAATACAATAACTCATTGTTTGGTTTCTATTTGATATGTTTACATCAGTGATGGGGCCACTCATGAAATTTGTTCCGTAGGCAACGCCGATTTTATTGTCAGTACTCGGGGCCACCTGGACTTTACTGCCGTTGGCTCGGGCATCCGCAAAGGTTGGTGCTTCAAAAACACCTAATAATTTAGCAGTACCTAAGGCTAAACCTGCCGCAACCACACCAACTACTGTATTGAACAGTAATGTTGAACCTAAAATGGTACCTGCTGTGGCAAATGCGCCTACTATTGCTGTTGCTATTGCTGTAAATACTGCCATTTTGTATTACTCCGCATAATATACAGTTTCAATTGGCCTAAAACCGTATCTATCTAGTTTAATATCTGGTGACTTGTCCATCAATGTCATTGTATATCCATTAATTTTACCATTATCCTTCATTTCTTTTGCTAATTTTAAATATTTTAAAAATAGTTTACCGCCTATAGTACCTTGTCTGTGTTCTGGTTCTACCCACCAAGCCATTTCTCTCAGTGTTGGCTTGACATGTGGCAACCATACATCAGGTGCTGGTAAGGCAATCAAAAATCCTGCTGGTTGTTTGTTGTCATATGCTACTAACAATACACCTTGTGTTTTTACAGCAAACAATATTTGATCTATATGGTCTGGATCATATTGTGGATTGTGTAAAAAGTCTACAGGCGCACTATTGGCAAAATTAATAAACATCTTTTTGATGCTTTCAAAATCTTGTATATCTGCTCGTTTAATCATATCTATAAATCCTATCTTTGTTCACGTCTACGGTTATCACGG